TGCGGTGACGGCCGACGGCGAGGTGGTGATCCCGATTGATGTCGAGGCTTTCGGCTTTTGGCTGAAGGCCGCGTTCGGCCAGCCCACCACGTCTGGCACGACGCCCAAGACCCACACGTTTCAGTCGGGCAACTGGACGCTGCCGAGCATGTCTATCGAGACGGCGATGCCGGAAGTGCCGAGATTTGCGATGTATTCGGGCTGTGTGCTGGATCAGCTGTCCTGGCAGATGCAGCGCTCTGGCTTGTTGACCGCAACCGCCCGTCTTATCGCCCAAGGCGAAACCATCGCAGCCACAACTGCCGCTGGCACGCCCACCGCTCTGGCCCTCCAACGCTTCGGCCATTTCAACGGCACGGTGAGGCGCAACGGCACGGCCTTGGGTAACGTGGTCTCCGCCGAGATCACCTATTCCAACAACCTAGACCGCATCGAGACAATCCGGGGCGATGGCCGCATCGATGGGGCCGACCCGACCATGGCAGCGCTCACCGGCCGAATTGAAGTGCGATTTTCCGACACAACGCTGATCACCCAAGCCATCGACGGCACGCCCTGCGAGCTGGAGTTCAACTACAGCCTCGGGGCCAACGCCAGCTTCACTTTCACGGCCCATGCCGTCTATCTGCCGCGCCCCCGGATCGAGATCGCAGGACCGCAAGGAGTGCAGGCCAGTTTCGACTGGCAGGCGGCAAGGGCCACCAGCCCCGCCCGCATGTGCACCGCCGTCCTCATCAACACACTCACAGGATACTGATCATGATCCGACTGAACCTGACTGCCACGCCTGAATGGCTGGACCTCGCACCCGGCTTGCGCCTGCTCGTCTCCCCGCTCACCACCGCGCTGATGGTGTCGGCCCGCGCCGATCCCGCCATCGAAGCCATGTCCGAAACGTCCACGACCGAAGAGTTGGCGCTCGCCATGGCCAAAGCTGTCGCCCGGCGCGCCGTGCTGGATTGGGAAGGTGTGGGCGATGCAGACGGCGAAACGGTTCCTGTTACGCCCCAAGGCATCGACGCCCTTCTCGAGATCTGGCCCGTCTTTGAAGCTTTCCAGACCCAATACGTCGCGCGCGGGCTGATCCTGGACGCGGAAAAAAACGTCTCCGCGCCCTCGCCGACTGGTCCTTCGGCGGGGGCGACCGTTACTGCGCCGCTTGCGCAAAAACCTGCCCGGACTGCCCGGTAAGGCTGAACCGGCCGCAAACACAGGACGGCTGGCAGGTCTGGGATCTGGTCGGCCGCCTTGGTGGCCAGCTGCGGGTGATCCCCGGCGCCGTCTTGGGCTGGGACATGGGCGCGGCAATTGCTCTCGCCCGAGCGCTGGGCATCGACGCGCTGATCGCCGCCGAACTGCTGCCCGAAATCGAGGCCGTGATGGTCCGCAAAGTAAACGAACAGATGGAAGGAAGCCGTGATGGTTGAAAAACGCGTCTCCGTCCGCCTCGTCGCCGAGGGCGGCCGCCAGGTGCGCGCCGAGCTGGAGGGTGTGGGCGAGGCAGGCGCGCGCGGCTTCGGGCGTCTGTCCTCCGAGATGGACCTCGCGAATACACGCGTTGCTGCCTTTGCCCGCCGCGCCACGCTTGCTGCAGCGGCGGCCACTGCGGCACTGGTAGCGGCAGGCGGCGCCATGATCCGCTCGGGCCTGCAGACAGTGGATGCGCAGGCCAAACTGGCACAATCACTGGGCACGACAGTTGCCTCGATCCAGACACTCGAGCGCGCGGGTGAATTGGCCGGTGTGTCAATGTCTGGGATTGAGCAGGCCACGAAGGATCTGACGCGGCGGTTGAGCCAAGCGGCTGCAGGGACGGGGCCCGCTGCTGATGCGCTGGACCGGCTGGGTCTCTCGGCCGCCGACCTGATCGCCCTGCCGCTGGACCAGCGCGTCGGTGCGATCAATGCGGCCATTGAAGACTTCGTTCCCGCTGCCGAGCGTGCCGCCGTTGCGGGGCAGTTGTTCGGCGAGGAAGGCTCCATCGCCATGTCGCGGATCGATACGGCAACGCTGCGCCAGGCGACAGAGGATGTTCTCGCTTTCGGGGTTGTTGTCTCGGAGCAGGACGCTGATCAGATCGAGCGCACCAATGATGCGATCTCACGGTTGGGGCTTATCTGGCGCGGCGTGTCGAACCAGCTGGCGGTCGCCGCAGCCCCGGCGTTGGAAGCAGTCGCAAATGCGCTGGCAGCAATGGCCCGCACGACCGGCCCGGTCGGCATCGCGATCACGGCGCTGTTCGACAACATTGGACGCCTCACCACCTACGCCGCGACCTTTGCGGGCATCATGGCCGGGCGCTGGGTGGCCGGAATGGCTGCTGCCGCGCTCTCGGTGCGCGGGCTTGCCACAGCCCTCGTGTTCCTGCGCGGCGGGCTCATCCGAACCGGGATCGGCGCGCTGATCGTCGGTGCGGGCGAGTTGGTCTATCAGTTCACCCGGCTGATGGCCGGGGCCGGTGGCTTTGGTAACGCGATGGGTTTGCTCTCCGACCTCGCCTCCGAGGTCTGGGGGCGCATCGGCCTCGCGCTGGACGCGGCACTGGCGCGGATGGCGGCTGGTTGGGAGGGAATGAAGGCCACTGCACTGACGGCGCTCGACGGTGCCGTCAGTGGCGTGTTCAGCTTTGGTGACCGGTCGGTGGCCGTGTTCCAAGGCGCATTCGATGCGATGAAGGCAATCTGGGGACGGCTCCCCGCTGCCGTCGGCGACTTCGCGTTTCAGGCGGCAAACGGGCTGATCAGCGGTGTTGAGTCGATGTTGAACGGTGTCGTCACCCGGATCAATGGCTTCATTACGACCCTGAACGCCGCACTGGACCTGCTCCCTGAATGGGCGACCGGCGAAGGTGGCGTGCGGATCGGCACGCTTGATCCGGTAACACTCGGCGGCATCGACAACCCCTTCGCGGGGGCAGCCGAGGCAGCCGGTGCTGCTGCAGCCGATGCGTTCTCGGCCGCACTGGGGCGAACTTACGTCGATACGCCTGATCTGGGACTTGGGGCGGCGGCCGACGATGCCAACGCCCGGGCCGATGGCTACCGCGAGGCAGCAGGCATGCTGGCGGATGCTGCGGGCCGCCCCTTGGCGAGTTGGCAGGCATTGCGCGACGCGATGACCAACGCTGGGACCGAGGCGGAAACAGCCCTCGCGGATGCTGCGACCTCGGCGGATGCGCTCGGGCTTGAACTTGATGACACAGCGACTGCTGCCGGTGGTGCTGGTGCGGCAGCGCGCGCTGCCGGGGCGGCAGCTGCCGAGGGTGCGGAACAAGCCGCAACCGGCTGGGGCGCTGTCACCGCGGCGTTGGCCGACTATGCCACAAAAGCCCGCGACATCGGCGGCGATATCGGCCAGACGCTGGTCGGGGCGTTCCAGAGCGCGGAAAATGCCGTGGGCGACTTCGTCAAAACCGGCAAGCTGGACTTCAGCGGCCTAGTCACTTCGATGATCGCTGATTTGGCCAAACTGGCGGCGCGGCGCTTTATCCTCGGCCCCATAGCCGACGCCTTGTCGGGCGCGTTTGGCGGTGCGGGTGGGATCTTCGCGAACATCCTGCACTCAGGTGGCACAGTTGGCATGGCGGGTAGCAGCCGGATGGTGCCTGCTATGGCATTCGCCGGTGCCCCGCGTATGCACTCCGGAGGCTGGGCCGGTTTGAAGCCTGACGAGGTGCCCGCAATCTTGCAACGCGGCGAGCGGGTTCTGTCGCGCAGGGAAGCGGCTGGCTATGGCCAAGGGCAATCCTCCGCCCCGACGGTCAACGTCACGATCATGTCCCGCGACGCCGACAGCTTCCGGCAATCCCGCACGCAGGTCGCGGCTGATATCGCTCGCGCCGTATCTCTTGGCCGGAGGGGCATGTGATGGCGTTTCATGAGGTGCGCTTCCCCGACAACATCAGCCGCGGCGCGCGCGGGGGACCGGAACGGCGCACCCAGATCGTTGAGTTGGCCAGCGGCGACGAGGAACGCAACGCCAGCTGGGCGAACTCGCGGCGGCGGTTTGATGTGGCCTACGGCATTCGCCGCGCAGACGATCTGGCAGCGGTCGTCGCCTTCTTTGAAGCACGGAACGCTCGCCTGCATGGCTTCCGCTACAAGGACTGGGCCGATTACAAATCCTGCCTGCCGTCTCATTCGGTCGCACCCACAGACCAGCCCATTGGCACCGGCAATGGTGCCGTCACCACCTTCGCCCTGCTTAAACGCTATACCTCCGGCGCCCAAAGCTGGACCCGCGCGATTGCCAAACCCGTCGCTGGTACAATCCGGGTGGCTTTGAACGGGGTCGAGCAGATGACCGGTTGGAGTGTCGACACAACGACCGGCAGTGTCACGTTCAATGCCGCCCCGAGCGCGGGCGTCGCAATCACCGCCGGGTTTGAATTCGACGTTCCAGTCCGCTTCGACACCGACACGCTCGACGTCACCCTCGATATCGAGCGGTTGGGGTCAATCACGTCCATTCCGCTGCTGGAGATCCGCAGATGAAATTCCTCTCTCCAGCGCTGCAGGCCCATCTGGACGATGGCACCACTACGTTGTCATGGTGCTGGCGGATTTCACGGACAGATGGCGTGGCGTTGGGTTTTACCGATCATGATCGGGCGCTGGTGTTCGATGGCACCGAGTTTGAGCCTGAAAGCGGGTTCGCAGCGTCCGAAATCCGCTCCGGCTCCGATCTTGCCGTCGATGCACAGGACGCGAGCGGCGTGCTGACTTCGGATCGCATTACCGAGACCGACATTCTTGACGGGCGCTGGGATAATTCAGCGGTGGAGCTGTGGAGCGTGAATTGGGCGGACCCGAGCCAACGGGTGCTACTGCGGCGGGGTGCGGTGGGTCAAATCCGGCGCGGGCGGATGGCCTTTGTCGCGGAAGTGCGGTCGCTGGCGCATGTACTGGGACAGACGGTTGGGCGGACGTTTCAGGCGGGGTGCGATGCGGCACTGGGCGACGCGCGCTGCCGGATTGATCTGGAGAACGCTCTCTACAAGGGTGCGGGCGTGATCACCGATCTGTTGCGTGACCGCGCGTTCATGGCCTCGGGGCTGTCGACATTCGAGGCGGGCTGGTTCACCTCAGGCACCCTGACATGGACCAGCGGTGCCAATACCGGGCGCATCACCGAAGTGCTGGCCCATGGATTGGCAGATGCCATCGCCACACTGACCCTGCTGGAAGCGCCGGTGCGCGCCATCGCCGAGGGCGACAGCTTCATCGCACGGGCCGGTTGCGACAAGCGGATCGCGACCTGTGGCGCGAAATTCGCCAACACGATCAACTTCCGGGGCTTTCCGAACATTCCCGGTCAGGATGCCGTGCTGCGTTATGCCAGCCAGGACGGCAGCCATGAAGGCGGCGTGTTGTGATAACAGCTGATCCCGTCCTCGTCGTCGCCACGGCACGAAACTGGCTCGGGACGCCTTATCACGATCAGGCCAGCCTGCGCGGCGTGGGTTGTGATTGCCTCGGACTTGCGCGCGGTGTCTGGCGGGAGGTGTTCGGGGACGAACCATTCCCGATCCCACCCTACAGCCGCGATTGGGGCGAGACCGGACCCCACGAGGTGCTGGCGGATGGGGCGCGACGCATGATGATTCCGGTTGCACTGACTGACGTCGGTCCCGGCGCGCTGGTCCTGTTTCGCATGGCGCCGCGCGCCATCGCCAAGCATGTCGGGATCCTGACGGAGCCCGACATGTTCATCCATTCCTATGAGCGGCTGGGCGTCGTCGAGGAAGCTCTGACCCCGGTCTGGCGGCGGCGCATCGCCTTTTCCTTCTTTTTTCCTCAACACTGAAAGTCCAAACACATGGCATCGCTTGTACTCGGGGCGGTTGGCGCCACGATCGGTGGCTCCATCGGCGGCACCCTGCTTGGCGTCAGCGCATTCAGCATTGGCGGCTTCATTGGCTCGACCGTAGGATCCATGGTCGACAATTGGATTGTGTCGTCCCTCGCGCCCGCCCAACGCATCGAAGGCGCGCGGCTCGACGGGTTGCGCATCACCTCTGCGACCGAAGGCGCTGTAATCCCGCGCCTCTTTGGCCGGATGCGGCTTGGTGGCAATATCATCTGGGCCACTGATTTCCGCGAGGAGACCAAGACCACGACCCAAGGTGGCGGCAAGGGTGGCGGGGGCGGCGCGAAGGTCACGACGACTGAGTATTTATACTACGCCTCCTTCGCAGTGGCATTATGCGAGGGTGAGATCACCGGCATCGGTCGGGTTTGGGCCGACGGCAAGCCGATGGATGTGACCGGAGTTACCTGGCGATGGTATCCGGGCGATGAGGCGCAGATCCCCGATCCGTTCATCACTGCCAAGATGGGCATGGATAGAACGCCTGCTTATCGCGGCACGGCCTATGTGGTGTTCGAAGAGCTGGACCTCAGCGCTTTCGGCAACCGCCTGCCACAGATCAGCTTTGAGGTATTCCGGCCGCTGGCAGATGCTGACACCGCCGAGGGGCTGGTCAAAGCGGTCACACTGATCCCGGCCTCGGGCGAGTTCAGCTATGCGACGGCCCCGGTCAAGAAATCCTCTGGCGCTGGCGGCGCGACCACTGCGGAAAACCTGAACGCGATTGCTGATACCGCCGACATCGTCGTGGCGCTCGACCGGCTGCAGGCGATGGCCCCCGCAGTCGAAAGCGTGTCTCTGGTCGTGGCTTGGTTTGGCGATGATCTGCGGGCAGGATCTTGTAAGGTTCGCCCCGGCGTCGAGGTCGCAGCCAAGTCGACCACGCCCTCAGCCTGGTCCGTGAATGGCGTCAGTCGCGCCAATGCGGTTCTGGTCAGCCGCGACGCCGAGGACCGCCCGGTTTATGGCGGTACCCCGGCGGATTTTGCGGTGGTGCAGGCGATCAGGGAAATGAAGGCACGCGGTCTGCGCGTCACTTTCTATCCGTTCATCCTGATGGATGTGCCGCCCGGCAATACCAAGCCAAATCCCTACAGCGCCAACGCTGCCGGGGTCGGTCAACCCGCATTCCCTTGGCGGGGTCGGATTACATGCTCCCCCGCGGCAGGCTTTGCCGGGACCGTCGATAAAACTCCAGCCGCGGCCTCGCAGGTCTCGGCCTTGTTCGGCATGGCGACACCTGCCAATTTCAGCGTCTCTGGCGACAGCGTCAGCTGGACCGGCTCCGCTGGCGATTGGGGCCTGCGCCGCATGGTGCTGCACTACGCACATCTATGCAAAGCCGCCGGGGGCGTCGATGCCTTTCTGATCGGCACCGAGATGCCCGGCCTGACCACGATCCGCAGCGGGGCCGCAACCTATCCGGCGGTGCAAGCCTATCGCGATCTGGCAGCGGCCGTGCGGTCGATCCTCGGGCCGGGCACCAAGATCAGCTACGCCGCTGACTGGTCGGAGTATTTTGGCCACCAGCCGGGCGATGGATCGAACGATGTGTTCTTCCACCTCGACCCCCTCTGGGCCGACGCCAACATCGATTTCATCGGCATCGACAACTACATGCCGCTCTCGGATTGGCGCGACGGGTTTGACCATGCCGATGCCGCGCTGGCCCCGGCGATCTATGACCGCGCCTATCTGCAATCCAACATCACGGGCGGCGAAGGCTTTGACTGGTTCTATGCGAGCCTCGCGGATCGCGCCGCTCAGGTCCGGACACAGATCACCGATGGCGCTGCCGGGAAGCCGTGGGTGTTTCGCTTCAAGGATTTGAAGGCGTGGTGGTCCGAGCCACATTTCAACCGGCCGGGCGGGATGGAGAGCGGCACGCAGACGGCATGGGTGCCGCAGTCAAAGCCGATCTGGTTCACCGAGCTGGGCTGCCCAGCCATTGATCGCGGCACCAACCAGCCTAACGTCTTCTTCGATCCTAAATCTTCGGAGAGCTTCACGCCGCACTTTTCGCGGGGGTGGCGCGACGACGCGATCCAACGCGCCTATCTGGAAGCGACCTATCTGTTTTGGACCAATCCGGCCAACAACCCGATCTCGGCGGTGACCAGCACGCGGATGGTTCATCTGCCGGAATGCGCCGCCTGGACCTGGGACGCGCGGCCCTATCCGTTCTTCCCCGAGCTGACGGACGTCTGGACTGATGGTCCGAACTGGCGGCGGGGTCACTGGCTGACCGGACGGCTGGGCGCGGTGTCACTGGCCGCGCTCGTGCGGCACCTGTGTTTGCGCGCGGGCATGCCGGAGGAGCGGATTGATGTCTCCGGCCTCTGGGGTGCGGTTGAGGGCTATGTCATCTCAGCCTTGGAAGCCCCGCGCGCCTCAATCTCGACGTTGGCGCGGCATTTCGGCTTCGATACCGTGGAAAGCGAAGGGCGGATCAGGTTCCTGATGCGCGGCCGGATTGCCAGTCTGAACATCACGCCCGACAGCATGGTGGCCGCGTCATCATCGCAAGGCGACGTCATGGAACTCACCCGCGCACAGGAAACCGAACTGCCGCAGGCGCTGAAGTGGCAAGTTGCGCGGGCGGATGAGGATTATGACGCGGCGCAGGTCGAAGCCCGGCGCATCACAGTGGATACGACGCGCATCGCGTCAGAGGCCTTCCCAATGGCGGTGCCGCCAGAGGAAGCCGAACGTCGCTGCCGTCGCGCGCTGATGGAGGCTTGGGTCGGACGGGAAACTGCGGTGTTCCGCCTGCCACCCTCAAAGCTGGCGCTGGATCCCTGCGACGTAATCCTGCTCGATCATGATGGCCGCCTGACGGAACTGCGGCTGGTGTCCATCGCGGACTCGGAGCTGCGCAGCATCGATGCCGTGCGCCAGGACCGCGCCGTTTACGATCTGCCGCCCGGTGATCCACGCCCCGCATCATTGTCGACACCCGTGGTATTCGGCACACCCGATGTGGTTCTGCTCGATCTGCCGCAGCTGCGCGAAGATCAACCCGCGCATCGCCCCTTTGTCGCCGCCCATGCCAGGCCGTGGCCGGGCGCAATCGCCGTCTACCGAAGTGCCGCGGCGGATGGATTTGAGCTGCTGACCACCTTTGGCACGCGTGCGCGGATGGGTGTGTTGGCTGCGGAATTCTTTGCCGGTCCGGTATCGCGCTTCGATCTTGGCAACGCGCTGGTCATCGATCTGTTCTTGGGCACGCTGGAGAGCGTCACCGATATTTCTCTCTTCGGCGGCGCCAATGCGCTGGCGGTGGAAACCGGCGCTGGGCAATGGGAAATCGTCCAGGCAGGCACAGCCGAGCTGATCGCGCCCGGCCGCTATCGCCTGACCCGCCTGCTGCGGGGTCAGCGTGGAACGGAGGGCGCAGTCGTGGATGTCGTCCCGACCGGCGCGCGGATCGTCGTTCTGGATACCACGCTGGCCCCACTGCCCATCGCCGAGGCCGATCTGGGCCTGCCTTGGAACTGGCGCATTGGCCCAGCATCTCGGCCAGTCAGCGATGACACCTTTGTCGCGACCAGCTTCACCCCCGAAGGCACTGGGCTGCGGCCGTTTTCGGTCGCGCATGTCGAACAGCCGTGGCGTACCGCCCGCAGCCCCGGCGATCTGACGATCCGCTGGACGCGCCGGTCGCGATCGCTGGCCGCCGACATCTGGGGGATGGGCGATGTGCCGCTGGCTGAGGATGTTGAAGCCTACGAGGTGGAAATCCTCGACGGGGCAACTCGTAAGAGAACCTTACAAGTTGCCACCAGCACCGCGCTCTACACCGCCGCCCAACAGACCGCCGATTGGGGCGCTCCCCTCGGGCCCGGGCAATCCCTTGCCATCCACATCTACCAGCTCTCTTCCCTGATCGGTCGGGGCGCTGGGCGATCCGTCACCCTTACCTTCTGAAAGCAGGATCATGTCCGACATCACCACCCATCTTCTGCTGCCCTACATCCTGGCATCGCAGGCGCAGAAGCATGTCACCCACAACGAGGCGCTGCGGCTGCTGGATGCCATGGTCCAGCTGTCGGTGCTGGACCGCAACCGAACCGCCCCACCTGCCAGCCCGGTCGATGGTGATCGGCATATCGTGGCGTCTGGGGCGACAGGTCTTTGGGCTGGCTGGGACTTGAACGTGGCATTCTGGGTCGACGGCGTCTGGATGCGGCTGGTGCCGCGCCCCGGCTGGCTGGCCTGGATCGCGGCCGAACAGATGTTTCTGGTCTGGAACGGCAGCGCCTGGGATCCGGTTGGCGAACCGGTGGATGTTCCTGACAGCGTCTTCAGCCTCGTCAACACCGCCGATCCTACAAAGCGCGCAGTGCTCTCGCTGTCCGGGATCAGCACCGGGACAACCCGCACCTTCACGCTGCCGAACACCTCGTCGGAACTGGCGATCCTCGCGGGCACCCAGACCTTCAGCGGTAACAAGACCTTCTCCGGCACGCTGACTGCCTCCGGCACGGTGACGGTATCAGCGGCCGCAGCATCCATCGGCACAGCAACGACCACTGCGACCTACGGGATGGGGATTGGTGCTACGACAACGGGGCTCGCCAAGACGGTGAACCTTGGCACCGGCGGTGCATCAGGTTCCACCACCATCGTCAACATCGGCTCGACCACCGCAGGAGCTGGCGGCACCACCGTGGTGAACACGCCAACCGTCACCTTCGCCAACGCGGTCACGACGGTTGGCATGCCGCAGGCGAACCTGACCGCCCAGCTCTTGGGGCTCGGTGGGGCGACCGCTGACAGTTTTAACCGGCTCTCAATCAACACCCCCGCCATGCTGTTCAACAATGCAGGCACAGGGATCGAGGCCACGGTCAACAAGTCCGCCCCCGCCAACGACGCGGCCTTCGCCTTCAAGACCGGGTTCTCGGCGCGGGCTCTGATCGGACTGTTGGGCAGTGATGATTTCAGCTTCAAGGTCAGCCCGAACGGATCGACCTTCTTTGATGCCATCAGGATCGGCCGCAATTCCGGCCGTGTCGAGCTGCCGGAACCGCTCCATATGCCAAGCCTGCCTACTGCCCCCGACCCGCCGCCCGCAGGCAAGCTCGCCGTCTATGCCCGGGATCGCGCCGGGGCCGGGTGGCTCGACGTGCAGCGCCCTTCGGGCCGGTTCTTCCCGCTGCAGCCGCACTTCGGGGTGAACCGGATCGCGACATGGGCACCCTCGAGTAGCACGACGGTCAACACCAATGGCATGCCACGGACGGCTGTGGGCACGGTTGCTACGCCGACGCTCACCACCAACGGTCTGGCCGACAGCATGCGGCGCTGGCGCGTCACCAGTGCGGCTACAGCCAGCGCGGTGGCCGAAGAACGCTCCGCAGGCTGGGTCTGCTGGCGCGGCAATGGCGATGGCTTAGGCGGCTGGAACTATGTAAACCGGCTGTCGCTGACGACCTTGCAGCCCACCGGTATGGGCTTCTTCGGCCTGTATGGATCGACTGCGGCACTGGCCACCACGCTGACATTAGCAGCTGTGGCAAACTGCGTCGGGATCGGTTTCCAGCGCGGCACCCATACCAACTGGCAGCTGGTGCACAACGACGGCACAGGCGCACCGAGCCTGGCTGATCTTGGCGCAAGCTTCCCGGTCAACAGCCTGACCAACGTGCTAACACTCTACATTGCAGCGGCCCCGAACGGATCTGACATCGGCGTCCGTGTCGTCGAGGAAGTCAGTGGTGCTGCCGTCGAGTTCACCATCACCAGTGACATGCCCGCCGCCACCCAGCAGCTGAGCCCGCGCAATTACATGAACAACGGCGCTACGGCGGCGGCGGTCGCTTACGACTGCTCGGGTGTTTACGTCGAGACGGATTTCTAAAGGATTGAACCATGACAGAACAAACCACACTGCTACAGGAGGTTGGCGCAGCCTTTCGCGACCACGGCATCACTGCTGCCATCACTGCGCTGATCGGTGGCACCGTCGCGCTTCTGGCCGCCGTCACACGCAAAGCCTTCACCAATGACGCCATGCTGGCTCGTCTGGACCGCGAGCTTCTGGCCGAGCGCACCCGCGTGGACCGCCAGCGCGCCGAAGACCGCGAGACCGAAGCTGACCGGCTGGAACGTATCGAGGCCGACATCCGTGCGATGCGCGATCTGATGTTCGAAGCCTTCCAGCGCGGCCGCACTGACTGACCAGCACACCACCCATCAATTCGATCAACCGCGACCCGCCCGCAAGGCGGGTTTTTTCATGCCCGACGCTGGGCGAAAGGAGCCTTCCCATGAATGCCAACACCCGCGATCCCATCCGCCTGATCCAGAATGGTCTGGAACAGCTGGGCCATTCCCCTGGCGCAATCGACGGCCTCTGGGGCCTGCGCACCGCGCGCGCGATGAAAGCGTTGGTGGCTGCGAATGGCCGCGCGGCAGCCGTAACGCCCACCGGTCCCTTGCCGTGGATCACGGAGGCTAAATCTGCGCTAGGGCGTCATGAAACACGCGACCGCTCCTGGCTGATGGACTGGCTCAAGCGTGATGGTCGCAGTCTTGGCGATCCATCGAAGAACCCTTGGTGTGGGGATTTCGTGGAGACCTGTATTCGCGTTGCTCTGCCCGATGAACCGCTTTTGGGCGCGCTGGGCACCAATCCCTATTGGGCGCGCAACTGGTTGTTGTTTGGGCAGGAAGTAAAGCCAACACCCGGTGCGGTGCTGGTGTTCTCGCGTGGCTCTGGCGGCCATGTGGGTTTCGCCATGGGGCAGGACGACACGCATTTCTACGTGCTCGGCGGCAATCAGTCCGACGCTGTCACCATCGCCCGCATCGCCAAGTCCCGCCTCCTTGGCGCGCGCTGGCCTGCCACCGTTCCACCCCGCCAGCAACGCCTGCGGACGATGAAGCCCGGCGAATTCCTCGCATCCACCAATGAAATCTGAACAGGAGATAATCATGCTGAAACCTGCAATCCTTGCGTTGATCCGCCAAGTTCTGACCGTCGCTGGCACCGCGCTGGTGGCCAAGGGCTATGTCCAAGCATCCGATATTGAACCGGTGATCGGTGCACTGCTGACCATCGGATCGGTGGTATGGTCGGTCGCTGACAAGCGGGCGCGATAAGTTACTCAAGCTTCAGAGCGGTAAATCCATACCTTGTGCTTGAGTAAGCGCGGCGCGGACAAATTTAGTCTCCGCTGCGCGCTCCAATGGCTGCTTCAATACCGAATACCAACGCACTTTGACGTATTTTAGCTGGGTTGGTTTCTCGGTTCCCTCAATCGCGGCCAGTGCGGGTGATAGTCGTCGATGATTATAGGGTGGCTGTGAAAACGACCACCTTTCACATGAGCATGATCGGCAGGAAGATCGTAATGGGTATGTTCAAGAGCCGTGTCGTCAGTGCGAGGCCACAGGATGATGCCTCCTGCGAGTCCGCATGTCGCCAACACTGCCAATACCAAAAGCGCCGTTGCTGCGCCAAAGTCGGTGATTAGCCACCCTGCCAAGGGATAGGCCAGCAGCCAACAGGCGTGGGACAGGGCGAACTGGGCCGCAAAGACGGCGGGTCTATCCTCGGCGTGGGCGGAGCGTTTGAGTAGTCGCCCGGACGGGGTCAGAACTGTCGAATAGCCCACTCCGATCGCCAGCCAGCCCGCCAGAAGCGGATACCATGCGACGCCGTTGATCGCCGTCAACACTGCGAGACCAAGGAGGGCCGCGACCAAGATGGCAGCCCCCACAATCATCACGGGTCGATCAGGCCGGTTGTCCAGAAGGCGCGGTAATAAAAGGGCCGCGAGCATGGAGCCGCCTCCGAACGCCGCGAGCGCAAGGGCCACCTGTGTTTCACCAAACCCCAGATCGGAGCGCACCAGCACGACGGTATTGACCAGCACCATTGCCCCCGCCGCCGCCGCGGCGAGGTTAAGGGAAAGCAACCCGCGCAGGCGCGGAGTGGCGAGGTAAATACGTATCCCGCGTGTGGTGCGGTCATAAACCCCGCGCCGCGCCGTTTCCTTTGGGCTTGGCAGCAGAACGGAAACGACCAGCAACGCCGACCCGACAAACCCGATGACGGTCCCAAAAAACAGTGCATGATAGCTGACGAAAGCCAACAGGAGTGCCGCCAGGATAGGGCTGATGATGTTTTCAAGGTCATAGGCCAGACGGGACAGGGACAGGGCGCGGGTGTAGCGATCTTCCTCGGGAAGAATATCCGGGATCGTGGCCTGAAACGTCGGTGTGAACGCGGCGGAGGCCGATTGCAGCACGAAGATCAGGGCGTAAACCTGCCAGACCTCGCTGACGAATGGCAGGCAAAGTGCGACGGCGGCGCGTATCAGATCAAGGCTGACCAGCATGGTGCGGCGTGGCCAACGGTTTGCAAAGGCCCCCGCGATGGGGGCGATGCCGACATAGGCGATCATCTTGATCGTGAAGATCGTGCCCAGCACCAGACCGGCGCGTTCGCCTGAGAGATCATAGGCCAAAAGCCCCAGCGCGATGGTCGCCAGCCCCGTTCCAAGCAGAGCCACGATCTGCGCGAGAAACAGGTGCCGGTAGGTGCGATCAGCCAGAACGGAGAGCATGGGCCTTCCTCATAAATATTTGGTAATCGCCTTGAACTCTGCGGTTGCAGGCGCGCCGTCGCTGCCCGCACCGGCCAAAGCCGCATCAAGGCAATGGTCAATATGATCCTGAATCAGGGTGCGTTTGGCCTGCGTGATGGCCTTTTCCACAGCATGGAGTTGCTGCGCGATGTCGGTGCAGGGGCGCTCCGCCTCGATCATCCCGATCACACTCAAAAGATGCCCATTGGCACGTTTCAGCCGTTTGACGATATCGGGGTGGGTTGCATGGGGAGTATGTTTTATCATAGAAAGATAGTATCCCCCCTAGGGGGATAGAGCAAGCGGGCCGAGACCTGCAGAAACGGGCACATGAAACGACAGGCGACATCAGTCCTGCGCTTTGCATTGACCATCGCTTTGGCGGTGGGGATCATGCTGTCGTCCAACGCGCAGAGCGAGTTGCAGGAATTTGCCGAGGTCGCAGAACTCCTCGCCGAG